ATGATTTCATGGAAGAATTCGGCTGGGTGTACGAACAGCATCAGCCAGAGGAAATTAGCAATCGGCAAATTGTCAAATGGCTATGGAAAAATGCAAAGCAAATTATGGAACCACGACCAGGGGCCGTGTTCTACCTCCCATCGCCCAATGGCTCCCTTGCTATGGCTGTAATTACTGACAGCGAGCACTGTCTACTTCTTGGCCCTGGCAAGAAAGTGATTTCACTTCCTTTCGCTAAAGTGGCAAAAGGTAAATATTATTGGGCAGAGTGATGAGCAATAATCTTCGCAAGCTGTTGCCTTACGAGCATCAGCTCATCGAGAGCCTTGGCATTACAGAAGAGCAATATCTTAAGTTTGTCCTGTTGCAGCAAGAGTACATTGATGCCAAGGCGGGCACTGTTTTAGATATTAGAAACTGGGAAGTTGTTGCAATTGTTTTGACAATCGTTGGCGTGTTGTTTCAAGTGGCATCAGCGCTCTTGATGCCCAAACCGCAAATTCCCTCGATTACGCCACAAGGGCAACGTCAACAAACTCGGGACGATATTTTTGCTCCTCGTTTTGGTTTTAACACCGTTCAAAATTTAGCCAAATATGGCGATCCCGTCAACCTTGTCTATACCAATACCACAGCAAATCCAAATGGTGGTGTAAGGGTGGCCACGTCGTTGCTTTGGTCATCCGTTAAAAGCTTTGGCAGTAGCCAGTACGTCCAAATGCTTTTGCTGCTTGGAGCCGGTCGTATCGGTGGTATTGACGTTGATCGTACAGCATTTGGTCAAACGCCTATTCGCAACTTAATTGCACAAAATTACTGGCTGTATTTTCGCGCCAACGACACAGGCGTTATTCGCGGCAGCGATTTGGTATATGGCGGCAATGGCGAAGAAGATCCTGCTGCTGCTGGTGTGGGAGGTCGCAATCTTTATCGTATTGAGCCACTATCTTCTACGACATCTGGAGATGGTTTTAGCCATGCTCTTTCGCCTGCTACGGCCAATCAGTTTGGCTTGTATTCCCCAATTCCAATTAATGCTGATGTGATTATTCGCAACGAAGCAGGTGCTGAAGAAGGCACATTTAGTGGCATTGAAGCGGATGTATTGCGCCCATCGGGAATCAGCGCCTGGGGAGCATCGGTTCCTTCATCTTCTTTGCTTTTCATCCCTGTAGGATCACAATTAAGGATGCGTCTAAGTGCCACTAATCAAGCTTTTGGTTCAACAATCGAAGAAGAGGCGGCAGATCAGCGACGAGCATTATCTTCTGCTTTTGATAATGCGGCCATCTTTAAGCTTGGATCAGCTCAGTTTAGTGTGATCAGCGCCAATCGTGGATCGACGGATGATGGCATAATGGAGATCTCTTTGCGATGCATCGCGGAAGGAGTGGCGCCAAGTGTTGCCTATTCCATTGCTCAAGCTAAGCAGAATGCAGCGCAACTTGCAGATAATGACCCCAGATATTTGTTTCTAAAAAACACTACAAATAGCCTGCTAAATGAGGATGAGCGGGATACTGATGTTAGTTTTTTTGGTTTCTCTCCCAACCAAAGCAAAATTTCAACAGCTCAACAATTGCTTAATGCTGGCAACATTTTTGTTGCCCAACAATATCAAGCCAATGGTAGACTTGTTGGCGTTCGATTGGTCTTCAAAAGAAATTTAACAGACGACGAAAAGCAAGTGCTTAGCGACTATATCGCCTACGAAAATGATATTGCACAGGGATCAAGATCGGACGATGTATTTTTTACAAAAGCTTTGGTCAAAATTGAAAAAGCAAGTTACGAAACAATTTCTCCTTGTCATATTGTCGATTTAGCCCTTAAAAGCAGATCATTCAGGCGTATCAGCGGACGACAAGAGGCATATGGCAGTAATCGGGCGCCAGGCTACCCCATTAGTGATAATGGCATTAAGTTGCGGAGCGCTATGTTCCTGCTTAAATATAAGCGTTCCGCCGATGCAAATTTTTCTTACGTCAAAGGAATTTTTGTGGTTAGGCGTGCCGCTGATAATGACAACTTTGTTTATCTACGATTCAATTCAGGAGCGACAGGAGTAGCATTTGCGAACAATTGGCAGTTTGAGTTTGAGCCGGTTCATGATACTATTGCAGAGTTCAAGGCTCGCTCGCTAACAGAAGGGTCGGCAAACCGCTTCTTTTACTTGGAGAACACAGGAGCGCCAGCCGTTATTGCTTTGGAAGGCGGACGCACTATTTCCTTCTCTGGGACAATTGTCAACAGCTCTAATTTGCTGCCTCCATTGAATAATTCTCCGGGACGTACAAACGAATGGGACATATTTAGTAACACCGCAGACACCCAGTACCAGTTTTCTTTTGACAATGGTCCTGAATTTGCCGTTAGTGCCATTACGGAACAGATTGTCGAATCGTTTGAGAATTTTCCGGATCTATACCAAGATGTTTCTTTGGTTGGCTTTAATTTGTATTCCGGCAAGAATGTGCAAGATTTGCGCTCATTAAGCTTATTTGTCACTCAAGGGCGATATTCGCGGCTTCTGCGAACTTCGGGAGTTGTTGACAACATTGAATGGGGGCAGCCAGAGTATGAATATCTGTCTCCATCTGAGAACGGTTTCGCAAATACTGCGCCCGACATTTTTATAGATACAGTGCTTGATTACAACGATGGTATTGGCAAATATGCTGGAGATTTATTTTCAGTCGATCTTGAGCAACTGGCTAGGAGTAAAAAATTCTGCGAAGTAAACAAACTTTTTATGGACGGCATCATTGCCGAACCATCTTCATGGAGAGAGTTTTGGTCGGTGCATTCCACTTTTAGCCTGCTTGAGCTTGCCAAACGCGATGGTAGGGAGACGCTGCTTCCTGCGGTGCCTTACGACGCAAATACAGGCGTTATTTCTAGGCAGGTGCCAATTAGTGCATTATTCAACCAAGGCAATATTCTTGAGGATAGCTATAAAGAAGAATTCTTGGACTACGGCAGCGGAACTGAAGATATTATCGCCACAATGATTTTCAGGCAAAACGAAAGAGATGGCGTGTTTCCGAAAAACAATAGCGTGGAGGTTCATTTAACTGATACAAACGCTGATCTTGCTATTCGCGAAACCATTGATCTTTCTGCTTTTGTTTCCCGTCGTGAGCAAGCCATTTTGGTGGGCAAGCTTCTTTGTCAAACCAAGCGCCATTCGCGCCGCGCCATTGAATTCAAAACCTTCCCCACGGATAGTTTTGTGGCCCCTGGGGCCTACATTTATGTAGAACTGGCCCAGAATCAATGGAACGGCATTCAGACTGGCAGCATTGGCCCTGGCGGCGCGCTGAATATGCCATTGACGGGAGATATCGCTAATGGCTCTTATCAATTTTTGCTTTACAATCCCAATGCAACCGTTGCTGGCACAGCATCATTCAGTTCAGTAAATGTTTCCGAAAACATTGCAGCTTCGCTTGCCTCTTATGAAGACTATATATTTGTACTAGGCACGGCAATTAAAAACAAAAGAGTGTTTCGAGTGACGGAAGTTGCAATGGACGAAGAGGGTGAGGTAACGGTACGTGCTGTTGAGCATGAGGTGGACGAAGATGGACTGTCGTTGATTAGCAATGGTTTGGCGTCAATTGTGGCCGGATTATTTACCATTGATGGACGCCCGGAATAGAATTATCCTTAGAATACAGTCAATGATTTACTGACCATCCATGGCTTTTTACACTGGTCGCTCTGGAAGCCTGTCATTTGGCACAACAGACAGCACGGCTCCGTCCAGTGCATTGTCCTCTCCAAGCAACATTCGTCAGGTGGCAAAAATTCGAGACTGGAGTCTGGATACAACTCTGGAGCTAATTTCAACAAATTCCATCGATAGCGGCGTCAACACTTTCACGCCGGGCATTAAAGGAGCAACTGGCAGCGCCACACTGATTTATTATCGGCTTGAAGGAAGCGAGGTGAATAGTTTTTACGGTTTCAATACCTTGCTCAGTAATAGCATTGGCAAAACTGGTCTGATCACCGAGACTGATAGGGTGTTCATTTCGCTCAATGCTGGCGGTGGGGTTGATGATGACATTAGATTTTGGGCTTACATTACCTCTGTTGGCGTTACTGTTTAGACTGGAGAGTTATCAACAGTTCCCGTTCAGTTCACGATGGATGGAGACTTTGTTGAGTTTATCAGTTAATTTGCAATGACTTTCTTTGCGGGCCACACTGGTACTGTTCGTTTGCGCCGCAATACGCAAAAGACTGCTTTTGTTAGCAGCATTAGCCCCGACGATGTAAATACAACTCTGCAGCGCCTTGGCTTCGATGGAAGTTTAGAGAATATCCTGACAGGTGATCGCATAACAATAAGCACGAACGATCCACGAAAACTGATTTGCTTTCCTCCAACGACGTGGCCCGAGATTTTTAATGGTTTGCCGGTGCCAAATTCGGGCACAGTTAGAGAATCAATTGCCGTCTATGTCAATGTCAACCTTTACGGAGGGTTAAGATTTTTTCGCACCTTCGAGGATGCCGTAAACAATAATCGAGCCGCTGAGCTGCCTTTGGCTTCCTTTGCTGGCGCTCCGCTTCCCATTGAAGTGAATATTGAAGATACAGACTTTAATACGATGGGTAGCGTTACTGGATTTACTTTTCAAACAGAACGCGAAGCTATTGAAACCACTTCATTGAGCGATAAATTTAAGCAGCAATATAGCGCTGGCCTGATCAGTGGAAGCGGCAGCATTGACGCACTATTCAACCCATATACGCAGGTTCGCCAAGAAAGCTCAATGTTGCTATTACAGCTCATTCAAAGAGTAGAAATTGGCAGTTCTTTTCAAGCAGAATTGTTCATTACGGATCAAAACGCTTTTGGCAGCGATTTAGATGTTTACTACCAATTTGATGCTGTCATTACAAGAGCAGGCGTAGAGGTAAAAAGCGATGCAATCATTTCCGCTTCCATTGATTTTCTTGCTACTGGTGAGATTAAGCTACTAATCGGTCGTGCTTCCAGTTTTGTTCTGCAGCAGAATCAAGGCAAGATCCTGACTAAACTATACGAATTGGACGCCTTGCTGAAAGAAGTGGATGACTAATAAGAACCCGTGAGCAATGGCTAGAATCTTCTGAAAGCTTTAATCGCGAAAGATGGCGGATCAAACAATTTCCCAACTTAATCAGCTTGCCGCTGCTGCGTTGGCCGCCAATGATGAGCTGCCCATTGTTGATGTAAGCGCGAGCGAAACAAAGAAAGTACGAGCCGTTGACTTGGTGCAGGATGGCATAGCGCTCACCGCTGCAGGCAACATTGATTTAATCAAGCTAAATCAAAATAGTGCAACCAAAATTGGCACGGCTGCCATTGGCGCCAATGCCATCACTGCAATTAAACTAGCTGATAATAGCTCTATTGCCGCAGCAAGCACATCGCCAGTCTCGGACAATTTTACGGGAAGAGGATGGTTCCAAAGCACTAGTGGCAATTTTCAAGTTTATTTGGGTGGTAGTTACCAGCAAGTGGTAATGCCAACGGCTGGCATCTTGGATGGCGCTATTACTACTGCAAAGGTGGCCAATAATGCCATTACTGATGTAAAAATTCAATCGGGCGGCTTGACGGCATCTAGCATTGCGACCGATGCTGTTACAACTATTAAGATTGCCGATGCAAATGTAACCACGGCAAAGCTGGCAGATGCTTCGGTTACAAATGCTAAAATCGCCCCGGCTGCCATTGAATCATCAAGACTTGCTAATGGTTCTGTCGTTACCGCTGCGTTGGCTGACGCTGCTATTACTAGTGCCAAATTTGCCACTGGCGCGGTTAATACCGTTGCCATTGCCGATTCAGCCGTCACCAATGCAAAAATTGCCGACACCACTATTGTCTATGGCAAGTTGAATCTTGCAGACAATATTGTTCCTGGCGCAAAAATTGTCGATGCGTCTATCACTTCTGCCAAGATTGC